ATAACCGATCATTACGTTATTAGAACCAGTAATTAATCCAGTTCCTAGAGAAGAATTTTGCGCACCGTCTCTTCCAAGAATTGTATTATTTGACCCAGAAGTAATCCGAAATGCAACCCCGTCTCCAACCGTCACATTTGAAACTCCAGTAGTCAATGCTGATATCGCTTGTGATCCAATTCCTACGTTACCAATTGCTGCAACGTTCATGGTAAAATTGCCAGAATCAAGCCCAACGAATGTATTATATCCATTGGTTGAAGCAGGTACTCCAGGATAGTTGTGTATAAAATCACCTTCAGTAGGGATAGACACAGCTATTAAACCACTCACATTTGCTACCCCATTATCACAAATAAGCACGTTATTTGACTCGATTCCGGTTAGGTTACTCCCAGCCAAATTCCCTAGGAGACAATTTTTCACGCCGCTTGTTACGGCGGTACCTGTTGAAGAACCTACGAAAGTGTTAGATCCGGTACCAGATGTTAAAGCAACTCCCGAAAGATACCCTAGACATACGTTATTGCTTGAATTAATTACTGCATGCCCAACTGATTTACCAAGAAAAACGTTATTGGTAGCTGTTAAGGTTAAATTCCCAGCATTATTGCCAATAATAGTATTGTTATTCGCATCAGTTACATTGAGTAATACAGCATTAGCAGCGCCAGAAAATTTAACTGAACTACCAGAACCAAGCGATGCATTATTTGCCCATATTGTTAAAGCACCCGCAGCCGTAGGAACCGCCGTTCCAGAATCAGTGAGAAATGTTTGCGATGCAATACCACCACCAACAAGAGAAGCTGTTAGTGTATGAGTTCCTGGAACACCAGTAATGGTTATACCGACGCCATCACCAACTACATTAACATTGCTTGCCCCATCAGGGCCTACCGCGCCACCACTGTTACCAGTTAATGTCTCTAAGTTTCCTCCACTTAAAGATACCCATGTCGCCTGGTTGCCCAAAAGAGCCACAAGCATATATATATCATTAGCAGTTGGCGGCGTATTCGTTCCCGTATCAAGCCAAATTTGCCCCAAGGAGAAGTTTTTTGAGTCTGTCGGTGTTGGTGGTCGTGGTTTAGTTACAAAATCAGGTGGCTGAACGGCGTTAACCCCGGCGTAAGCCAGGGGGTCAAGACCGTTCAATCTCTGATTAATATTAAATGCCATCGTTATTCCTTTTTATCTGAGCTTGAAGAACTTGTAGTAGTAAGATCTTCTGGGCTCAAATCAATAGAGAGACCCGTTTCTTCTTTAATGACTTCTTCAGCTACCTGCTCAACAGGGTTATCATTTTTGAGCTTAAAGATGAATGTTGAAGCGAGTCCAACGATGACTGATCCTGTGATGATTATTATTTTAGCTATTAATGATATTGCCATTTTTAATTCCTTAATTTCTTGATTCCAAAACTTCTATCCTTTTCAATGCCTTTTTCAATTCGGAAAGTAAAAATATAGGTAATTCTTGATATTTAATTGTTTCAGGAAGACCTTCTTCATTCCGTACCACTAATTGAGGAAGTATTTTTTCTACATCTTCCGCAATCAACCCATAAGAAATCTCTGATGCTGAACGATTTTTATAATTAAATTGAACAGGATTAAGATCCATAACCGCAGAACTATCAAATTCTTTTACGTTATCTTTATATCTTATAGATGAACTTACCGTGCCAAGTTGTCCCGCTGAATCAATGAGCACAGCAATAGCATCATTGTTTACGGTAGTAATCCCCCTGATGCCCGAAATAAATGTTTTATTTATTTCACCGTTTCCAGTTCCGGTTCCTTTTGCCAAACGCATGAGGTTAGATTCACCAGTAGTTCCCTCGTTATCATGCCCTATCAAAATATTTGAAGATTCACTTGATGTGTATTGATATCCCGCTGCAAAACCTAAAAGTTGGTTAAACGACCCTGTCGTTATACGATTACCTGCAATATTGGAAAATGCATTATTAAAAGTTCCGGTTGTTAAACTTTGAAGAGCGCCCTCGCAAGCGGCAAAATTACCAACCCCAGAGACGATAGCTGTTAAAGTATTTCTTCCTATAGCAGCGTTACTAGTTCCTACGCTTGTTGCATTCCCTGATCCTTGACCAACAAAAACGTTACCATTAGCATCGGTAGTATTTAAAGTTAAAGTTGTTCCTGTTCCAGAAAATTTAATTGTACCACCAGCATTTGTCGCTCCGTTACCTTTTATGGTTACTGTTGTTCCAGTAACAGATCCCGTGTCTCCGTTGATAGTAGAAATTCCGGTAGCGGTAGCATTTTGAAATGTAGGAGCAACACCAGCACCATTAGAAGTAAGAACTTGAGTCGCAGTACCAACAGCTGCTGTAACGAGTCGAGTACCATCAAAATAAACAACTCCATTAGTATTCACCATAGAAGTTGCGTTAGTACCACCATTAGCTATAACGACAGGTACTGTTAATGCTACTGACCCTGTATCTGTAATTGGATTGGGAGTTAATGTTATTCCAGTGCCAGAAGTGATAGAAGTAACGGAACCAGCTCCAGGCCCAGAAAGAGGTATGTATTTTCCTGCTTGTGACATTATACAACTCCTGTACCATAAAAGGTTGTAAGATAAACAGATCCCAGTGTTGGCGCTCCTTTTACATAAATCCGTTGCCCTTGAGCTACGGCAAATGAACCGCCCGTATCAGTTTTATTTGTTGTTACATCAAGAAGCAAAAATGCCCTAGATGGGATAACAAAATGGTCACTGAGTCCATCGAAACTAAATGTTAATAAAACATCAGTATCGTTTACTAAATATACAATTCTTGCAGGATTCGCATTTCCCGATCCTATTCCTGCATACGTTCCTGAAATTGATCCAAAAGCAAGTGACCGTAGTAATTCTGGATAGACCCGTACGGCTAAATTTTGTGCTGACATAAATTCTCCTTTTATGATAATAATTCGAGATCTCGCGCTGCACGATCTTTATAGTTAGGTTGAGAAAATACTAATGATGCATATTCGTCTTTATCTATGGGGATCATAGTTATTCCATTAGCTGCAAGCTTAGCATCCCATTCATTCTTAAGTTCATTAAAACATTGTTCATATTTCTGCATCATAATCCATTGAAGTCTACGCCCCAAATCATTACCAAGTGAACTCGATGCAATGTTATTCTTTATCACTTGTTCTTGAACGGGAGATATAGTGAAAAGTTCCACATCATTAACTGATATCTTCATACGATCTCCTTTTTTAACAGACTAAATATCCATAAAAGAAACTATACGATGCACCATTTTGTATATTAACACCTTTGGTAGTGTTATACACTTGAACGGTTACATATGCCGTATCTCCCGCAGCCATATTAGCTAATACACTAAAATATTGAATCAATGGTCCAGTCCCACTTGCCTGCATCGTAAAAGGATTGCAGAAAGTATAATATGGCTGAGCAGTTGTTACTAACGTCATAGTTAAAGAGTTATTAACGGCTACGATACCATTGAGATACACATTGAATCCGAATGCATATATTCCCGTAACCGGAGCAGTAAATGTATTCGTTACTGTATTAAAAGAAGTAGATCTATCAAATACTTTTGTATCATACGCAACTTTTACTATCGTTCCATCCCCCGTAGCAGCTAATTGAGCCGTGGATTGATAAGCACGAAATGCCGGTTGTGAAGTATTGGTATAAATACCAGCACTACTCAATTGAGGACCAGCATAATTTACCAGTCGAGTTCCGTTATAGGTTACTATTCCGTTAGATTGTGTAAATGTAGTAGCGTTCGTACCACCATTGGCTATAACAACAGGTACCGTTAGATTTACGGTAGGATTTACTGTTGAAGTGCCAGTGATTGTAATACCCGTTCCACCACTAACTGAAGTAACTGTACCAGATCCAGGGCCAGAAGTAGGTATTAAATTTATCGCTTGTGACATTATTGTCCCCTTGGTTGATACAATCCAACAAGCTTAATTAATCCAACGCCAGCGGCTCCTTTTGCATAGAAGATGGTTCCCTGCGCCAAGGTACACATTTCGTTATTAGGCTGCTTATTTGTTTGGAGGTCGTATAAAACGGCACTTTTTGAAGGGATGAAATCCATATCAGTAACACCATTAAGTGATATAGTCACATCAACCGTTGAATTGTTGATGATCTTATATATAAAACAGGGCTGAGGAGTTCCCGTATTTATGGCTTGATACGCTCCAGTGAACGCGGCAGAATCTAAGCCGGTCAAAGGGATATAGTACATAGAATTTTTTACGGACATTAGCTACTCTCCTTTAATGATTAAGCGTTTACGATTTCAGCTTCAACGGGAGCAGCTTCTTGTTCTGCTTTACGTTTTGCCTCTTCTTCTTCACGCAATTTCTTGAGTTCAACAAAATCTTGTTTGAATTGCTCAAGAACGTCCATCACTTCCTCAAATGTTGCAGCGCCAGACATAAACTGGAATACTTTACCATCTTTTTCTATTGAGAAGATGCTTACTAAATGTTGTGACATCATAGCCAATCCTTTGAAGTTATATGTTTAAAAAATTCCCCCAAAAACATACCAAATATCTTGGGGGAATTGAATTGGAAGAAATTTGAGTTCGTTAATTTACCCAGAACGATACTTGAACATTTCCATTAAGAGCCGCCGCTCCATTATTTTTTAATATAATGGTACATACTCCAGCAGAAGGAAGCACTCGTTGCAACGTCATTTGAGCATCATTACTACCAAGATTACTTACCGTTAAGAATATGCTTGATGTCGCTGAAATTAATACGTTGTTAAGCGTTATTGTTTCGTTAGCTCCTGAAGCGGTAGTAAGTCCCGTATATATTGCTTGTCCAACACGAACGTTGTTTACTACAAGTCCGCCTGCTGCTGATGCATTAACAAAAGGCACGCTTACAAGACCAGACGTGCTGGAACCTATGACAATGATACCGGTAGTCATTGCAGAACCCATAGTTATAGATCCGGCAGTTTGTGTAGTCCCGATTGAGATGGCATTCGCCGCTGAACCTGTTGCAATGTTTACGGTTTTAATACCAGTACCACCAGTACCTAAATTAACCGTTTGAGCGCCAGTTCCACCACCAACAGTTATAGTTCCCGTCTGAAGTCCTGTTCCACCGATAGAGATCGTTCCCGTTGTCATACCAGCACCCACGTTAACTGCACCAGCAACCTGAGCGTTGGCTATATTAACGGTAGATGCGCCTGCACCTGCTGCTACATTTACTATATTAGTACCCGATGAAGATCCTAAAGTAATGGTTCCTGTTTGACCTGTTCCGCCGATAGTAATCGTTCCAGCAACAGCGGAAGCGCCTACAGAATATGTTGAAGCAGCAACACCATCTACACTGAAATTACCTGTTCCTACGAGCAATGAAAGAGATGTGGCTCCTAAAATATTCCCAAAAGTGTTAACTGTTCCTGTTCCTGTAGCAAGAGTAGTATCCGCTGAAGAAGTGAGTGTTGAAAATACACCTGCTCCACCAGAAACAGTAAGAAGTTCCCATACTGCTGCATTATTAACGATGCTGGTAAGAATATAAGGTGCATTGAGAGCAGAATATATCCATAACTGACCAACAGGGAATCCCTTGTCGGCAGCTATTGGTGCTCTATTTGCTTTTATTGGGAACGGAGCCAGATTTGGCAACGCATCGGTTAATCCATAACCAACTCTATTAATATATTGAGCCATTAGTATCTCCTTAAATGGACATTAAATTATTTACTCAGCCAAAGAAAACATTCTTTAGTAAAAGTTGCAAGATAAATTTGACATTATGTATAAATGTACGTATCATAGTTTCTATATGAAAGAAAGGAAGAGAATGAAAGATAAACATGGAAATGAATTGAAAAGATTGATTGTCGATCTGAATATTAATATTCATTGCGAAATAAAGAAAAGAGCTTCTCAAAAGAATATGACTATAAAAGCATGGATTGAAAAAGCGATTATGGAACAAATAAGAAAAGAAATAGACTTAGGATGGAAATGAAAAGAGCTTCAGCCAAAGAGACACGAGAGGCAATATTGAATTTCTTAAAAAAAGACAACGCAACAATTGATGAGCACAATGAAGGTTGTTCTGTTTTTAAAGAAGGTATGGATGATGGATTAGCCGATTGTTCATGTTTTTGTGAAACAGAATGCCTGCATGAAGACGGTCATTGCACCAATTGTCACGATGATTGTAATTGTTTTTTAGGAGAATAATAAATGAATCCTATTGATGCAATAGTTTACTTTCTTTTCATTTGCTATTTCGTTTATTATAACCAAAAATCAGTCGATTAATTCGTATTCTTTATCATCGAGCAATTCGAATTCTTTAGCTACACCATTTAACTTAGCAATATCCTTGGTAAGATTGGTAGCATTTCCCGCAAAGGCATCTTTTAAGATGTTTATATAGAATTCTTTTCCCGTTGATGTGCCCAAGAATTTACGTAATCTATTCCCTTCGGAAACACCTTTATAAATCCCCGCTCCAGCAGCAACGGCGGGTAATTTACCGGTAGCGTATGTTCCTACACCTAGTAATCCTTTTACGAGTGGTGATAAAGCGACTCCAGAAGGCATATGTTTCTTTATAAACTTTGTAGCCCTATCCGATTCTAAAAAAGAACTATAAATATCATCCGCTTGTTCAAGCATTTTGTAATTTGGACCTATAGCTTTTAAAGTATCTTTTTCAACTGAAATAATATCATGCAATACTTGTCTTTCAGCCTTGCTAGCGTCAGAGAAATGAAGATTGGCGTCCTTTTTTAATTCCCACAATCTTCCTGCATCAATCTTATCTCCTTCAATAGCGCTTTCAATTGCCAATAATCTTTCACGTGCAAAATTCTTTGCAGGAGAATCGCCTTTAGTGTATTTATCATAAATACTTTCAATCTTTTCTCTTAAAGGAGCGGCCGGAATCTTTTTGCCTTTAGCTAATTTGCCAAACTCATCGTAGTTTTTTTCATATACTTTTTTCAATTCGCCTTTACGGAAACCTAGCACTCCACCCATAACACCAGCTGTTTTTGCTATTGCCTGCGTTAAATCAGAACCGCCTAATCCCTGAGCTATAGTTTGTGCAATCTCTCCACCCAAAGATCCTTTTAATGCGGTGGTAAATTTTGCTCCTTTACCTAAAGGACCTAATGGAGTCATTAATGAAGTAATTGTTTCAACAGCGCTATCATATTTCTTGCCCCATTCAGTTGTTGGCTCTAATTCAGGTCCAGTTAATCTCTGCGTTGCAGAACGTAACTGCTCCGTGGTAGGTAAACTAACGGGTAATTTCTGTTGGAGTTCTTCATATGTCGGAATAGGTTGCTGATCACCAATGGCCTTACCAACATAATTAAGAGCGCCTAACCCAGTAGATAATATATTGCCAGGAAGACCAGCCACTGTCTCAAATGTTCTTGCCCCAGTTCTAAGTAGTCCCTTTGCAGCTTGCTTACCTAAAGACTCTGGTTCATTATCGAGTAATTCATATTCCATTATTTTTCCTCAACCCATTCAACGCCATTACTTTTAAGTATTCTACCATCTTTAGATTTGATTTTTTTGCCAGCAAATTCACGCGCAGAAGGAAGCCCTTGAAACTTTTTGCTACTAGTTTTGGTGGGCAATTCTTCTTTAACACTAGGCAATTCTTTTTCAATTTCTTTAGCTCTTTTACGAACTTTAGTTTCTAAATCACGCGGCTGAATATTATTATTTTCTTCCATTATTTGTTCGTATGCCATCTCTAAAGATTGAGCTTCATTCGCACTTTTTATTTCTCTCTTTAGAATTTCTTCTTGCGCTTTACGTGGCAAATTTAATCCGGCTTTGGTTCTTTGAGCTGCTTCTATCTTTGCCTTGCCAACCGGCCCCCGAAGTTCTAGAGCCTTTTCATTGGCCAATTCTCCAACTAACGTTACAAATCGCGCATCAGACTCATTAAAGGCAGTAAGCAACTTTTCTGGTATTAAACCAGTTGCACCGCTTGTTACATTTCCTGCACGAACTAATTCAAGAGCTTCTCGAGCAAGATCCCCTCTTTTTTTTGCACTCGTTACATATTGAGTCATTTTGTCTAAAAACGACTTGTTTGATTTATCAACAGATAATTGTTGAGCAGGCGTAAGATTACTTGACGCAGAAGCTGGAGCTGCCAAGGATTGAGCCAATGATGGCTTTTGTTTTTTTACAGCACCAATTTGTTGTTGTGCTTGCTGTATTTGTTGAGATAATTCTTGCTGTTCTCTGCCACCATATTCAGGTTGCTTCGTCCCTGTAAATTCAGGACGATAAGGGAATTGAGATTTTTGTTGCTGTCCTAAAAGAGCTTGTAATCCTTGCGTTTGTTCTGATTGTTGCTGCTGTTGTTGTTGATTTAAGCCAGAAATACCAGATGAGTATTGCTGCAATAAGGCGGTTCGCTCTTTAGGTGGTTGTTTGGAAAGAAAAAATGCTTCTTCATGAGACAAACTAGGAAACGCATTGCGTAGATCTCTAGCTTCTTTTTGCTCTTGCATTGCATTCAATTTAGATTCAGCTAATGCTTGGATTCCCTCAGATAAAGCACTTCCTATGCCACCACCTATTAAGGAGCCTACTCCTGCTGCTCCGCCAGATCTTGGTATTGATTGTATTGCCATGGGTTACTCCTTTATTACATTGGAAAGTATTTGTTACCATAAAAAGATCCCGCTGCTTGACCAAATCCCTTAGCGGCAGAACCTAGCCCAGGCATTAGTTGTTGCAATAGTTCTTGTAACGCACCTGCTTGTGCTGGTCGATGAAGAGTTTCAAATGGTGATCGCAGCCCCATATTCAGTTGCTCTAATGCTTGGCCTCTATTTTGGAATCCATATTGTTGTTTTAAAGCACCTAACTCTGATGCTAATCCCGCACCTGCTGCCCCTAAAGAACCAGTAAAGTCAGAACTTCCCGCTGTATCAGATCCACCCATTGAAGTAAACCGCTCTGCAAGAGAAGGAACTATATTCCCTTGAAATTGTTGTGTAGCATAATTCTCAATATCTCCAAATCCCTCATACGGGTTCTGTAAATTACCTAATCCCATTTGAAGAATTTGTTGTAATGCACCAAATTGTTCGGGAGTTACATTGGGAACTTGCTGCATCTTTTCACTTCGACCTGCGAAGAAATGTTTTATCCCGCGACCAATTCTTTTAGGAATACCATATTGTTGCTCTCCCATTTGATATTGAGGCGGATATTGGGATGGCAAATTTTGCAATGCTTGCATGCCATTTCCTTGATTCATCATCGGTAAATTCATTGCCATAATACTCTCCTAGTTTTGTAAATACTCAAGTACAACGTAAACGATATTAAAATTAGATCTATTGATAGTACCAGTATTTATTATTACATTTGTTCCATCAATATCAATTTGAACTTGATCAGTAGCTGCAGCATTCGATGTATAAGGTATTGGAATATAGTTCTTTGCTGTAGTATCACTTGCACATCCGTATATCCTGGTAAAGGTAGTCATAGGAGTACACGTTATTCCATGAGCAACGGATTTTGCACCTGCATTAGGCAAAGCCCCAAAATTAATTACCTTACGCAGTACTTGCCTGTCTTCAGCGACTTGGTCAGTAGCTGAACTTAAAGCAGGATTACTAAAGAACGTCTGCCCATTCACAAACTCAGAAAGAACATACTTGCCCGTATCTTTAATGTTAAGAACGTTCACAATGTTGTTGATTTGTTGGTGAAGATTGACGATCAGTTTCTTAAAATCATCACTCGTAACATCAACTTTTTCAATCTCACTGACGTCCCATATCTGGGTAGTTTGTAGGAAAGCACCAAATTGGTCTGCGTCTTGTAAAGCCATTATTGCAATCTCCCAATCGGTTGACAATACAGCGCCATCCCGTGTAATTCGAATTGGTCCAATGTTATTTTCGGGTCAATCATTTGGTCAAAAGAGAAAGACATTGCTATCTGGATAAAGGTTCCGTAGGATTGGAAATTTATCGGGTGCCAAAGGATCTTTTGCTGTAACTCAAACGGATAGTACCGTGGATCGTAAGGTGCCGTTTCAAGAACACCATTACCCATGCGAGCACCAGTAAACTGTCCTTCAGAAAGCATACTGGTCTCACTCGATGAAGGATAATAGTCAACCGTAATGGATACGCCACCAACAATTTGACCATCTACAAGGTCGCCTGTTTTGGTTACACCGAAATCTATTTTGGATAGATAAAAGTTGCGATCTTTATCCACATACGGATTCCATTGTTTACTGCGAATTTGAATGTTAGACACACGAGCAGCAGTGCCTCCTCCAGAATACGTTCCTGAGGTAAGTGGAGCAAATATTCTTCCAGTTGTATCAATCGTTATGGTATTGGCATCAACTACAGTAAATACCTGGAATATATTGCCGTTCAATGTAGCCATTGTTGTTGCATCGCCAACGATATTCTCTAAAAGGATAAAGTCTTGGTCCCAATCAAATTCTATAGGGTTTGCTGTAAGATTATGATTCACGATAGTTAGTGTCAGTATTCCTGTTGCAGCATATGTTATATTAGTCACCTGCATTGCTGCGGCGTTGCGTGCTAATTCTGGATCAAGAACAAGGATATATCCTTCGGGAGTGCCACATAATATCTGGCGTTGGTTTGCTTGTATTACGTTACTATTCCAAGAGAACCCGGCATTTTCCCATTTTATGGGAGATGATGATGCCCATGTCATATCTGTTGCTTGTTCAAAATATCCAAAGGTAGTTAAGCAATCATCATTGAGAGCCCATGAACCGTTTTTATAGTTGTATACAAGAACTTGGTTAGGAAACTTCTGCGTAGGTTCTTTTAAATCGTCTACAAATGTCCAGTAGACCAACTCAGTATAATAATCGCGAATACCAGCAGTTCTTACGGGAGCATTATTCTTCGTTTGGAAGTCAAATACGGTATCGGGTATCTTGTCGTCAATACGAGAAGTGTTCGTGCCTGAACACGCATGTATCCCAGATTGGCCTATGCCAAGAACCGCTTGGTCAAAAGGAACAACGCTGAAGGTCGATTGACTACCAAGCTCTGTGTTTATTTTTTGCCATACAAACGGAAGTACTTGGTTATTGGTATATACAAGTTCCCAGGTAGAGCGCTCAAAATAGACGATCAGACGATCTTTAATAAATTCAGCAGATATTATCTGTTCATCAGTTGCGGCGTCAACATAACCGCCACCTGCGGCCACATTACCTGAAGTATCGGTAGTATTTTTCTCGTACCACGCATTAACGGCAAACGGAGATCCATAAAAACAATAACGAGCCCTATTAGTATATGCAGTTGCGGTCCCTTCATATATTGGACCAACGCCGCTATATGAGCTATTGTCATTTTCAATTGTGTTAAGCAAAATTAATCTGTTCTTAAAAACAACTATCAATCGGGCCGTCTGAACAAAGGGTCCTGTTTTTGGCGCTAATCCAGTCGGTCTAAAAAAGAAAGCATCTACTCCTGATCGAGAAACCCAATTAGTACCGTCATATGTCCATATAGGGTCATCAGTTAGTGAAGGTTGGTTTATTCCCGTTGTCGCATTAAAATTTGTGACAAATAAAACGGTAGTTCCAGCTACACTTTCCCAATTAGTTGACCAAAAATAATTAATATCAGTACCATCCCATAAAGCCGTTCCTGATCTATCCCATGCTCCACCACTAAAGAGATAAGCAAACTGAGTATCGAAGGCAAAAGTAGGATGATTATTAATGCTTCCCGATTCATATTGCGTTATGCCCATTACAGGTAACGAGGGATAAAAATAGAGCGCTGTTGCGGGAGCGGCTCCGGTAATTATTACTTGTCCTGTTGTCGTATCAAAAGTTCCGGTTGCAGTACCTGTTGAAAGCATGTTCGCAGGATTCCCGGCAACATTAACCGTGAACATTTGTGTTCCCACTGAGAACATCTGTCCTACTGCAAATTTACCAGGAACTGATACTGTTTTATCTCCTGCCCCGTCGGTATTCCCCAAATTAACTCTAAGCCTAGTATTAAGTTGTGAGGTCCCCATCCATCGGGTTCCAAATCTTTTGCGAACGCGACCACGAAATACATATGCATTTTGCAGATAATCAAAAGCATCCTCTGGTATGAGCCATGGCTTCGTATCGGTCTGCTTTCCAGAATTGAATGGTGCTATTAAAAATCTATCAAATGCCATTGTATCTCCTTAAAGTCCAACTACAAACCAAGTAAAATCTGCTGTCCCACCAATAGCGGCGCTTGATCGTGCTACGAATTGCAAATTAGTAAAAGACTGCAAGAAAGGTGTTGTGGTTATAGTTGCGCCCGAGCTAATCCGCGTTAATTGAGGAGCAGATGTTTGCGTAGTAAATCCGGGGAAAGAAGGTATTTCTGTGGCATAAACTACGGTAAATAAACCAGGAGCAGCCAATGTCGCTCTTCCCCACGCCATCTTCAATCCACATGGAAGGTAGCACCAGCCATTAGCGGCATTAGTACCGCCAAGAACATAGCCGGTCATAGGAAGTTGCACCACACCCAATGAAGTTGTTTTATTAATATAAAGTTCGTTTACTCCAGTGCTTGCATTCAAGGCTGAATACATGCCAATTTGCCCAGCGGCAAAAGCAGATCCAACAGGAGGAATAGACCCCTGAACTGGCAAATAAAGCCAATTGAAGCCAGAATTAGTGTTCAAAGAAGCGCTTGAGTTGTTAGCATTCCCTGCTATAGCGCCAAGAGCGGTAAAGTTGCCCAGAATTTGACCCTGGGAAATTGAAAGTTGATCTGTTGATTGTGGAATCAGTGCATTATAAGCCATTCTATCTCCTTAAAAGTTATTACCCCAACCATTCCAACCGAAGTTCCTACCGCCTGTTTGTTCAGAATATATGGAAGCAGTTCGTTCGTTGGTGTGTTGAATAAGGGTTCTTCGATTACATAAATTCATCTGCATGCGAAATTCAGGCATTATCATTTGCACTGAATCCATATCCATACGATCTTCAAATATTTTCTTTGCAGCCATGTAACTAATAAACTGCCAATATTCGTTTAGCTCAGGAAGAGAGGATGTTTGTAGTAATTGCGTTGGCGCTTGATATACTTCAAAATTGACCCTGTACGGTTGATCGGGAATCGGACGTACAGTAAACTTATTTTGGTAATAAAGTATTGCCTGAGGCAAAGCGATTACCTGCGGAACTGTTTGTGAATTTATCTTCTCGTTGGCACCAGGAGCTGATGAAAATGTAATCGTATATACTCCCGTTGCATAGTTGATAGTATTATTCGCTATAAGATCTGCCGGATAACGTGGCGGAGCGAGTAAGGCCGCGTTATAAGCTGCATCATTAGGAGAATATAAGTTCCCGTATACCGTTGTATTTCCTGTCGCGGGATCAATCAAAGGAACATCAACTAAAGATAGCCCCTCAAGAGTCGTACTGAGAGAACTGAACAGTACTTGGCGCTGTAACAACGCTATGTGCTGACGGAAGTTACTTGGCGTAATAGATTGCTGCGTATTGATTACACCAGTAAACGTTGTTGTAATGCCATCGCCAATATGCGCTGTCGATTGTATGAAGTTGATTTTAGGGTATACGCCGAAAAATTGTTGACGGTCTTGCATCCATAAGGCCTGATATCCGGCAATAAAAGCTGGGGGATGGACCGTCAAATACTTGTTCTGAAAGTTATATAATGGGTTATTTTGCGCTGACGGATTAGTACCAAAAGATGCAATGTCGGTTGGGTATTCATCTTGGTACGGATTAGTATAGAACGTGAATTCTTTTCTAAGATTGAATGTTCTTAAATGCTCGGGGAAATCATACACAACGCACGTATTAATATAATTATTAAGATCATCGGTCGTTAATTGCGTTTCAGATGGTGACCGTGTAAGACGTCGGACTTTAATTTGTATTGCTTCAAGCGTCGTCTGTGGCGCAATAGTTGGATATGTGGGCATTCTCTCTCCTCAAGGTTTTTTGTTCAAGCTTAGCATACTAAAGTTGATTCACAACAGCTGCTTTAAGAGTTGCAGATATTTCCCCAATCGGCACTACTTGCGGACACACATCAATGAATGGTCCCAAACCAACAGGTACGACAAATGGTGCAAATTGCGTTGTATCAATAGCGATGGTAAACGTTGTTGTTCCCGTAACTAAAATAGGAGAAGTGAGTTGATTAATCTGTTGCATTCCACAAGCAGGAGGAATATCAAATCGAACAATCGTTCCATCAACATACCCATGATCGAACGTTGTTGTTACCGTAGCGGCAGTAGCGTTAGTAATCGAAGATATTAAGCGCATTGCAGGGCCATAAACAGGCGTTCTATACGCATAGCATTGATAATCAGCCATCACTTCTCCTATAAAGTTCAATTATTTAAGTATCGTTACTGTTTCAATATTAGCAGGAGATAACTCGTTGAGCTCTGAAACATCCATAAATTCTAATGGTTCAAAAGTACAACGTCTTCGTTTTTTGGAGACCATCATACTTTGCTTACCGTGCTCATCCATCTTATAGGTGTGTTCGGGATACCAGCAATTATTGGACAAATGATGAGCTACTCCCCGAGGAAGAGTGTATATTTCGCCGTCATTAAGCGAGAAAGTTTCAATTTCATCTTCACGGTATTTTCTAAACGAGAATGACAGATTCCCGCCCGGTACTTCAAAGAAACGGAATATGCCACGTACCATCTCTCTATCTCTATCTCTTAGATATTTCAGGTCTTTCCCTTTTATTGGGAGATTACTCTTTAGGTCTTTTTTTTGTTCTATAGCCATTATTTTCCTTAATCAATTGCCGACATTTTGTAGATAACTGGGGAACCCGAGTTGAGTTCCCCACGAAAACGTATATTTCAAATAAGATCAGACGAGTCTGTTATAGTCCGCCGAAGCTTGACTTACCAGCTTGCCAGTACACTACGTCACCAGTTACTGAACCAGCAGGACCGCCAATTGCAGCACCACTTACCGTACCTAAACCACCTGTTCCAAGTAACATACCAAGAACGCCCGTATTAGTTGTTGCATCAGCAAGTAAACCTGATTGGGTATTAGGAATTTGCAATCCACCAATTGTTGGAACTTGAGAAGCAGCAGTTACTAATGAGGTTGCAGTATCTTCACCAAAAGGAATTAAGATTGGGAATGATGAAGGTTGTTGTGCGATTGTTGGGAAAGTAAATGCAGTGAAAGCCGTTGTATCAATATTGATGGTGATATTGTAATCATCAACAACGCTTACAACGATTGCAGCCAAATAGTTGTTTTCAGGAACTGGATTCAATTGAATCATTCCAGAAACAGCAGGAATTGAGAATCTGATCTCTTGACCAGGAGTCAACCCATGCGCTACTGAGGTAGATATTTGAGCGTTTACTGCGCGAGTAATATTGGTAATGTAACGACGTTTTGGATAGAAGAGTGAAGATGCGTTCACAATTCTATAGAAGCCAGCACCACCAATAGCACCAGGAGCGGTTGCTAAAACGTTAGTAGCGGTCAATAAAGTGAAATTGGTGTTTAAAGTAACCGCACCAACAACCATATCGATACCATTAACATCTGTTTGAGCAGTATTACTCATACGAACAACAGTTCCAACTGCGATACCAGCGGTAGAACCGGTAGACACAACAGGTTGAACTGCGTTAGTAGAAGCGGTAGTTGCAACAGGATTGCCAACTAATGGCAATGCGCCAATTGATTGACCAGATGGATCATAAAGAGTAAAACCACCTGATACCAATGTATCGCCAGTTACTACTTGGCCGCCGTTTGCATAATATTGAACTATACCTGTTCCCGCAGCCATACCACGTTGCCAGTAGAAACTGTTACCATATGCCGCAGCGCCGCCTACAGTGCCGAATCTTGTATAGTTGAATACGCGCATCCAATCAACGTTTGAAGGGATGACGACGACACGATTTACGATAGTAGCAGGAGCTATAAATGAACCCTGCGAAAGAATAGTTCCGTCCATAATCTCTCCTTTATTAAGCTAATGTTGCGCGTAAGTTAATTACCCACATTCTGTTACTTTTGTGACCTTTTCAGGCGGGGAAACCTCTTCGGATCTCCCTCTCTATGTCGCCATAGAGTTCAGACTATCGCATCGCCTTGCGGCGTCTCTTCACTTAGTCGTTCACGCTGTAGCTAAAGCCACTTGCGCCTTGTTGTCTGCAAAGCAGAGTTCCAAGTCAATCAGAAGAGATTTTAAGACCTCAAGGATTTTTTTAAGGTCGTTCGTGATACGAGGCACTTCGGCAAATTTATAACCAACAGAAGCGTTAAGCGCTAATGGACCATCATATATTGGTGGACGATAAATAAAGCTTGCGCTATATCCGTCTTGTTCGATACAAGCGTATGCCTCTAAACCGACGCAGAAAATATTGTAAACATTTGCGCCGTTGCTTGAAGCGTTTGCTGCAAATGATCCAATAGAACTGATAAGGAAACGAAGGTTACCAATCGCTCCCCATTCGCTGCGCAACGCGTTCATAGGTGAAGGATACTGATTTTGATGGATAAATCCGGCAACTGCATCCAAGTTACCCGTTAATTGGGTTGAGCATAATGCAAAGTACGCATCACGAACTGGCGCTGTACCGAACTTATCTTCACCTTCAATGTTATCCATAATTGTGTATGCATTGTTATTAAGCAATGTACGCACAACAGCATCAACGTCTGAACGTGTGATTTCAGTCAAATTTGTTACTCCCTTGCGGGGGATAAGCCATTTCTGCTTATCTCAGAACCTTTCGTTGTTCTGTCCGGACTATCGCATCCCTTGCGGGTCTTCTCACTTAGTCTCTCACGCTGCTTACGCTTGCGCCCTGTCGCCATAGTTTCCCTTAGGCTTCCAAGTCAATCAGAGAAGATTTTACAACCCCACTAAAATCTAGGGTTATCGCCATTTACTCCACCAACACAGTTAATGAAACCAGCAGTTGCTGCTAACATATCACGTGTTAGTTGATCTTCTGTTTGACGGAGTGAAACACCAAGACGTGCTGCGCATTCATTCAAAACTGGATCTTGGTTTTGTAAGGTACATTTTCTGTTACTTTTATTGACCAAATGTTTTCTATTTGGCGATGAGTCTTGTTATTCCTCATTCTCTATGTCTCCATAAAGATCGGACTATCGCTTCACCTTTCGGTGTCTACCCGCTTTAGTCTCTCACGCTAGTCATCTATTCTTATTTATGGTACACTGTATACATAAATAAAGGATTAATCTTATGTGGTCAAAAGAACAATTAATTTATATGGCTGGAATCTTCGATGGTGAAGGTTCAGTTAATATTGAAGTACAAGCTCCCAGAGAAAATAGAAAGTATTATTACTATAGCCTAAGAATCATTCTCATTAATACCAACAAGGATTTAATGGAATGGTTGGTAACTTCATTTGGTGGCAAATACTCTGAAAGAAAGAAGATTGAGAAACGAAAACTATGTTACCGTTGGGCAAAATGTTCTCGTGAAGCTGCCGAAATATTAGAGGCATGCTTGCCATATTTAATTGTTAAAAAGCCACAAGCGCTTTTATTTATTGAGTTCATGCAAACTATGGGAAAAACTGGTTGGTTTGTTTCTGATGAAACAAGATCCAAAAGACAGTTTCTTTATGATGAGATGCGTAAACTTAATAAACAAGGCGATTAATATATAGACCCTTGCGCCTTGTCACGCTCGTCTTTACGTTAGCGCTTCCAAGTCAATTAGGGCTGATTTAAAGCAGGCTACTGCTTACAAAACCAAGAAATTTCAAAGATCGTTCGTTATTTAACCTGCTCGTTCAACGTTACATAAGTCAAAAACGTTAAACTGTTATGGCACTTTTACCATAAAACGAAATCTGAGCATCAATGTCCACAGCGGTTAGACTTTGCGCTGGAGGCGTGATTCCTGAGTTGCCTAGTGGTACCATTGCAGTGTTCAATGGATTGTATCTACGCATACGTAAAGTGTTACCACCGTTACGAGGCATATTTTTCTTCATTGCAGGGATTTTATGAATCATATTTGGCACAGGAACGCTCAAAAGTTTATAAGAAAAACTTTGCTGAACGGGCGATGGCAAAATACTTGTAGTAGTTATAGCCATTATGGCTCCTAAACGAAAAGTACTTTAGATTGGACTACAGGCTCGGTCGAGACCCACGAGACGCCGATGATTTGACGGAGAGGGACGAGGCTCCAAATGACGCCCATAAAAGATCGTAATAGAGCGACTATTACATTTACGCTGCGGTGAATATACGATTATCAATCAAATGAGTCAATAAAAACCCCGTAATATGCAGAGGAGCGACCCAAAGACATAGTACGGGGGCGTACATAAAGAGCAAGGGAAGGAATTGAAACTCTTGCTCTCAGAGTAATATTTAAGGAACCATCTGAAAATGATTGCCGTCCACATTTTGATGAGGATGAAGCGTAGACGGTTTCCAATCTCCACCCCATTCATTTGCCTTATCTAAAGACTTCCAATAAGATCCAAACAGGGCATAATCATGACTATCAGGTAGATAAATTCCCTCGTCATTGATCAAATTCAAGTCTATTGCAAGTCGTTGGCAATGAAGACTATCAACGATTCCAATGCCTTTTTGAGCATTAAGTTTTGCTTGTTCTGCAGTTCTAAACGCTTCACCAAAAGTTGCATGATATCCTTTTGATTGAATATATTGCAATAATAACGCTACATTTTGCGCAAAAAGTGCTTGCTTTTCCCATAGTTTCATACTGCTTCTCCTTTAATGATTAAATAATTATCTATTACGGAACTCGTTCATTTCCTTGAGCATTTGCGATTTCAATTCATCAGTCAATTTACCATTGGCAAACGCATTAGCTTTAGATAGTGGGCTATCGCCTTGTTGCGGAGAGATTGATGCTAATGGCTTAGGTTTTGCTGCATTACGCTGAATAATTGCCTTTTCTTCAACATAAGGATCTTCTTCACCAATGCCAAGCTTCTTGATCATGGTATATGCCGATACCGCTTTGCCATAAAGATCAGGATTGGCATTAAGGGATTGTGCGATCTCTGGATATGCCATACGCAATGACTCTAAATTGTCACGAGAGACGATTTTATCAAAGTCTGGATACTGAGACTTTAATCTCACTTCTGTTGCATTTAAGGTTGTTTGTTGTTGATATTGTTTAAGCTGGTCTTGAAGTTTCTTAATGTGCTTGTTTACTTTGGATAAATGCTTCCCTTCAACCAAAGCGTCTGCATCAACTGCAACTTCTGATATTTCCTCTTCCTCTTCTTCTTGAGCAACTGTTTGTTTTTGTGACTGTGATGCCAAGAGAGCGGCTTCAAGTTCTTGAGCTCTTTTTTCAGCGGCAAGAGCTTTTTCTTTCATTGCTCTGAAGTTCATCGCTTGATGTGATTCTCGTGCTGGTTTTTCAGGGTTGTTTTGTACTGATTGTGCTGATATTTCGGAGTTGGATTCCGCAACTTCCTGTACCTCTGGTGCTTCTGTTTGATTTTCAGCCAAAGATTCAAGCGCAGTTGTTTGATTTTCAACCACCGGAGCAGCTGGCTCTTCAAACTTAGGTTCCTGACCTTTAAGAGGAAGACCATTCACGTCATACTTCATTTCAAATGCCATTATTTTTTCTCCAATTCAGGGGATGTTAAATCTTTCTCACCATTCAACTCTTTAGCTAACTTAAACAATGTGCCATCTTGGAACGCAATTACATATTTGAGTAAGGCATGCTCTTCTGTGGCAACATATTGCGCATTTTTGAGTAAATGTATACTTGCATCGCGCGATGGGATAACCCACATAAAGACAACCTGGTTATCTTTGCGTTTGTATTTATATAAAGTTTGATCGTAGTCAGGCGTAGGGCAACTTAAACGCCCATAAAAGAAATTACGAAACACATTAGGCAGAAGCTTTTCATTTTTAGTGATAACAACCACATAAAAATCGCCAGGGAAATCTTTTTTACATCGCTCAATACATTCCCATATATTCGCTTCATATTCAGTCAGACTTTCGCGCATCTGTTCAATCGGCGATCTTGTTTCTGGAGCTTTCTGCATTAAATCAGAAGCTACTTTACCTACGGTTTCTCTTGTCATACTGCTCCTCTTATTGTCTATTGCCCAGGCAGGATTTGAACCTGCATCTTCCTGATCCCAACCAGGGCTCTTCTAGTCTTGAGCTAATGGGCCGCATTAAGATACGAAAAAACCCCCTCATAAGCAAGTCATGAAGGGGAAAATAGAAAAAAGGATCAAAGGTTACTTCTTTTTTCGCTTGCCTGCTTTTAAACCTTTACGTCGTGCTTCGGATATGGCAATAGCAACTGCCTGCTTAGGATTTTCCACCATAGGTCCTTTTTTGGAGCCAGTGTGGAGTTTTCCTTCACCATATTCATGCATCACTTTAGAAATCTTCTTTTCAGCCTTCTTGCTGTATTTTTTTGCTGGTTTCTTCTTAGGATCTTTTTTTTCGTGCTCTTTTTTCTCGTGTTTCTTGGACTCGCCTTTTTCATGCTTCAAGTTCTTGATAAGGTCTTTGTCTTCTTTGGACTCATGCTTATAAGTATCAATATCACCTTTAAGGTGCTTAACTATTTTCTTCTTACTTGCTTTGGGCATTGGTAATCCGCGAATCTTTTTTTTAACCATTCTATAATCCTTTTAATTAGAACTGGGCTTCACCGAAACAGGATCCACATCTGAAGTTGCAGTTACTGATGACACTTCTGATGCAACAGATGTAGCTATTTCTATTGCTCCTTCAACTGGATTAATTGATCCCGCTGCGATTCCAGAGCTAAGTTTAACAAGGTTTTCAACTAGTGATGCGAAATGATGCACATTATCAGCGGTAACATGTGACGCTATAACGTGGACAAAGTTTTCAAACTTAGACATATTTTCCCTTTTCAAAGATGAGGCATGCCGGACCTTCCGACACACCCCAATTTACGTTATCGAACTCTAGCAGTTTCAGAATATAATAAACGATGCTCAATACGCTTATCACGTTCTGATTGTTTGTTTTGCCTATTTTGAGGAATTCCTAAAACAGCTCGTGCTATCTTGAATGCTTTTCCCATAGGTCTTGGCATAGCTGGCATTATCTGAACTTTCTATAAAGCGCAAATCTGTCCATTACTAATCCATTATCATCAGGTGTCGCAACTTGACCACGCACCGTATCATCAAGATATGGCGATGAATAATAACCTGCTTGAGGATATTCATGATGCTGTGCTTGCCTTGGAAGATTAGCCATAGCATTATGATCTTCACGAATCATGCCACCATCGCCAATTTCCTGTCTTCTGCGTGGATCTACGCCAGCATAAAACTCGTTGCTCATATCGCGCGTTCTATCGAAGGTACGTTGATCTCTACGCTGCTCAAGTTGATACATTGCAGAATACTCCGCACGAACTTCATCACGCCTTTTAGCGCGCTCCTGAGAGCGCGCATCATATTGATCTTGTGGCATATAATCATATGTCATAGCGCGTTTAGGCTCATCAAAGTCTTCACCTCGATTACCCTTTGCGCGAACATATGTATCTTTTTTTTCTTTAGCCATAATAATTCCTTATTGGACTAATTTGGATAATTCACAAGACTGACTACCAAATTGACTAATATATTTATCCGAACAAATAAGTTCCTTCAGCTTTCGCTGATGTTGATCGGTTGACTTGTTTTGTTCGGCTATATCTATTCCACAACAATCGCATATATCAAGAGATTTTACTCCTAAATAAGTGCATGGTGCGGGACTATAATGACAATTAAAGCAACCAGGCATGCTCGTTAAACCTTCTTTGGGAAAAAATGTGCGCGACGTTGTGAATCATCATAATCCATTTGACGATCAATCCCAGAACGACTGTCATCAAGACCTTCTGGCAAGTAAGGACCATTTTTTGGATATGCTTTGATCATCACTTCTTGTGGAAGGTTAGCAATTGCGCGGTGATCTTCATGGATCATTTCATCGTCAACTTCTAATCCACGGCGCATTCCTGTTGGCATGCCCATATATTCTTCTGAAGAATTCATACGCAAGGTGTGGCCATCGCGGGAATTTTGTTGATGCTTACGCTCATCGTTGAACTTATCTGCATGATGGCGAGAGTTTCCGCCTTCTGATGCATATTTTCTTTTTGCCATGTTATGGCTCCTTCTCGAAACTGTAGTCTTTAAACTACAAGGTTATACCTCTATCGGCATCCAGACCATTTCTGAATGATTTAAGGCAATATTCTTCTTATTGTTGCGGTTGCAAAGCAGGCTGTGCCGAAGCTTGCTGCGCTAATGCACCTTCTGTTCTCTTGGTATCTTTATCTTCTTTTTCGGTAACTGATTGCGCATCTTGCATTTTAAGCATTTGCGATAAGGCAATAAGCTTCTCAAGGTGCGTAATATCCAATTCTTCCAGCTCTTTAAGCGCCCTGACTTTATCCAACAACCCAGAATCTTCATCTCTGATAGCTTGGGCACGTCGTTCAACTGCCAATGCCTGATTTTCTTCAACACGTGATATCCTTTCAAGACCCAATCCTTGGTCTGCTGCTGCACGCGCACGAGCCAATTCAGCTTGAGCAGCTTGTAAATCCATTTGCTGCTGCATCTGAGCTTGTTGCGCTTGTGCTTGTTGCTGTTTGGCTTGTTCAATAGCTTCAATAAGTTCTTTTTTATTCTGCATAGTAGACGCATTCAGCAATACATCTTCCGGTATAGGAACACCCGATTCGCGCATCTGCAATAACTGAGCAAATTGCATATTCTTCTGTGTTGCAGTGTTTAATCCTTCAGTTACTACCGCATGATATTTGCCGAAGGCCTTATTATAAAACTGATCGGTTGGCTCTTGGCCTTCCAGAATCTTTTTCATCTTTCCTGGTGTAAAATTGGTCTGAATAAGATCAATCATCAAGTCACCTAGAAGCTTCTGCGCGTAATCTAAATTATCAAAAAGAATCTGTAAGGTTGTAAGCCCTGCACCCTGGCGAAGCATCGATAGAATGCCCGCTTTGTCGTCGACGGCACTGCCGAGTAGCTCTTCATTCACACCACTGATTTGGGCAATTTCTTCGCCTAAGATGCGCGATAATTCAATCATTGATGGCGGTATCTGTGGGGCAACTATCTGTTGAACATCCGTCATTTGCGCATCGTCTTTAAGCGCGACGCCTTTCCCTTGTCCCGACATGAAAACATCTTTTGGATTTACTAATGCGTTCTCTTTGTAAATGAATCCAGAATTAATTTGCGATTCAAGAATATCCAGCTCAATGATCTTACGACGATTGTATAAATATTGAGCATCTCTTAAACCACGAACAACGCCCTGACACCTGTACGGGAAATAGGGCATTTGCGGATTATAATACGCCAAAACAGGAACAAATGGATACTTATCGATGCCAGAAGGCTGAGGGCCATCGTAGAAGCATTTACCTTGAATAACGATGGCAAGTTTAACGGTGGGTACTTCAGATTCGATCATCGTTACTTGCGGATATTGCTTCAAGAACAACTTGAGTTTGTCTTCATCTTGGCTGCGCCACTCTTGTACTTCGCCTGTTTGTGAATCGACAAGCAGTTGTTGCTTACGATAATCGCGATAATAGAATTCATCATAGGTGAGCAAGTTGGTATAGCTGACTGCGTAAGATTCTGGCATAAACTGGAATTTGGAAGAAAGTCCAGCTTGCGATTCATTTCCTTGAAGGCCAAGTATTTCTTCTGCATAATCAGGCATCAATGATATAGCTTCGCGCTTAGTTATGAATGAACGTTTCCATATAGCATTGCAATCCGAAAGATCTTTCTTTCGGAAGAATGGGTCTATTAAGAACGAGTTGTACGAACAGTTGTCAACCTTGATAGTTCCTGAAACAGGATCCTCACGATAATCCATCCATACATTAAGTAAATTCATTCCCGTTACCAATGATCCATGAAAGGAATCTGAAATGGTATTGAGAACACCTTCAGTATTATTGATCCAAATAAGGCCCTTAGTAAATTGGTCCGCGGTGTCATTATCGGAGTTAATAATCCCCTCAACAATAATAGATTTCCTATTGTTTCGTTGATGTCCGGAAATCATATTAATCGTACGTTTGATTCGGTTAAAATTGAACTGAGTGCGACGATTTACGGGAAGGTTGCCATATACATCACTCCACAGAGTCTGGTCTCCTGACTCGAACCTAGTGTCTAAATCGGCTTCAGACCAGAACGACTGATTAAGCGTTATTGCTTCAGCATAGAACGATTCCATCTTTGACAATATGCCGCGGTGTTTTTCATTATAATATTGGGGACCCAAAGAAGGGAATATCATTTTTACTCTCCTTAAAAGATTTAAAATGCGCTATAGCATTGGCCTATAGTCTAGAATTACTCCGAAGATACTTCAACAATAATTCCCCACAGCGTATATCAAGCGAATTAATGGGCGCCTTGATAAATAAGAACTCCCGCCATACCAAGCATCATAACGATAGAAGAATATAAGGAAGCATTACGATATTCTTCACCGATAGTTTCTTCTACAATCTTAGCTTGCGCGTACAATAAAGCAGCTGCCACAGCCAAGAAAGAGTATGGGCTATCAAGAACCTCTGACCATTTGCAGACACGTTGTGCTGCCAATAAAACGCCACCGGTAAAGGTAGAGACGGCCGCAGTAATAGCAACTTTCCCAACTATTTTACCTGTTGAATCATGAGAGGTTTGTTCTGTTCCCCATCCAGCAAAACAAGAAGAAGAAAATAACAAGACAAATACTAAAACTTTCATGGGTCCCCCTAGTTAAACATTGTTTACATAAGGATATCATTTAAAATCTCAGAAAAGCAAGACTAAAACGTCTCTTCTATGAATGGATACTCTAATACAAAGGATTTTGCCCATTCAACTAAGCATGTTTCATCGTGATTTAACGGAGCGATCAACTCAAGAAGATCTCTTGTTTGTTGCGCCATGCCAATGAAAATCAATTGCTTATGTTTGGGGTGAATTGAGTCATCTTGTTCAAGCTTATCGGTAGCGTCGCGCATTTGCTCTAATTGATCTATGAGCCAATCCAAAACATGTTCCTCCAAAGCAATATAGGTCAACTTGTTTTTTGGTCGTGCCATCGCATTCACCTCGCCCTTTTTTAAAAAAAAAATAAAAAGCGACAGAAAAACCGCCGCTACCAATATACCTACCACGCTATACTTCCTTTTTACTTCCATTACAATCCTTTTTGCGACAATCAAAACATATCGGCTCTACTTCTTCATAGCTGATATAGGTCTGTAACGGACCATCTTCAGCTATCTTATTTATACCATCCGCGTGCGGATTTGTCAGTGAGTTTATGGTCGTCTTTCTAATCTTGTACTGAAGTATCAGTTGGCCGGAGCATCGGAACATTTTTTACTCTCTGGCATATCGTAATAGGTGCTGCTACCATAATATTTTTTGTCGGCATAAATAGTTCCCGCAAGCCAATTTCTATCGAGGCAATCCTGAATAAATACAGATCCGCCCTTGGAATCAATGAATCGTTTGATATATTCTTCGGCTTCTTTCTTCATTTGGTCTTGGCTTTCTTTTTCTTTTAACCTTTGTCGATAACGCCAATGAACCTGAAGGGCAAAATATAATTTATAAGTTATAGCGCTCAATAAAAATCCTAAAAATAAGTAAATCATCTATATATCCTCTCTGCAACACGCAAAGCACATTTTCATATTCATTGCTATACAGCATTCTTCATGCAACTTCTTTTGAAATTCTGGGCTCCTCTCTGGATGAGGATCAACTTCCTGCGTTGATTTCACCGATAGCTCATTGGGGAAGAATGGGTTTTCGTATTCTGTTTCAAAATACTTACGTCTCTCCTTGTTCCATTTATTTTTCATCTCTGCAGTCATCTCAGAAACATGAAAAAGATTTTCTTGGTTTATCTCTTCATTCATCTGCTTATAAGTAACAACTTCTTCCTTAACAATCGCATCACCAATACATTGTTCAAAAGGTATTTTATCTTCCATTATATATCCTCTCTAAAGAATCCACTTGTTTGACCCCCTTTGCGAAAATCTTTCAAGGGTTTGGTAATAAAAAGCATGTAAAAAACCTAAGGACATACCTTTTCGCCGCCATAACCAAAGTGCTCTGCCAAGTCTTCCATTACCATCAGTAAAAGGATGAAGCTTTTCATACTGGCAATGTAAATCATACGAATCATAATTTCTACTCAGCAGTCTATCAACAAATTCAGTCATTCTTGGATCGCCAAAGGGAGGATAATACTTACCTATTCTTACATTCATTCCATATTGATCCCTAAGAAGAGCTTCCGGCTGGTAAATAGAAAGAAATAACTTCATATCTTCCAAAGTAATTTTATCTAAGGATACAAAGCGAATTAATTCATCAATTTCTTGCTGAGTAGGCTCCCGGTGAATTCCTTCTATTGCGTTAGATTCTTTAACAAAATCATAATAAGTTATCATATATCCTCTCTAAAAAATCCACTGGTTTGTCTTCCACCATACATTGCTTCTCTATATCTCTTGTCTAAATCATCAGCGCTCAATCCATCACGCGTCTTAGGCAACGACACTGCAAGATATCGCATTGCATCTGCCCAATGTGATGACCAATCATGGAGTGGGATAGGCTTATACACCTTTTTCTTTATATCGTACTCTTGACGGTAATTCTCCATCGCTTTGATAAACGAAGCACAATTCTTCTCATCAATCCATACTTTACTTAAACAAGAACGAACAGATTCTATGCCATCGTAGATACTGATATTGGGTGCAACAGTAAAATTAATGCCCAGCTGCTTTGCTTTCTCAATCCGTGTCATACCAGAACCAAATTCTTTCACGGCAATATCATGCGGTGCTATATGCTTGCCATAGTTGTAGTCTTTTTGCTGTAACACTTTAACATAATGCTCAAGGCCTTGCTTGGAGTTTTCGTAGCAGTCAAATATTCGCACCGTCTGGCCTATAATTTGCGCAAATAATATTACTGTCGAATCTCTGACCCCGAGGTCCCAGAAACTGTGAGTTTTAAACCCAACTTCATGCGGCACTTGCCCAATTCTGCCATCTAAGCGCATCTTATCGAGATACTTGGCATAATAAGCTCCCTCCACGCCCATATCAAAGCTCGTGTAATATTCTTGATACACTAAGTCTTGTGATATCAGGCCTTCTTGTAAGTCTTTTTGGATCTCGGCCAATGGTATATGATCGGTATCGTCCAGCGTAAGCTTTGATACGAACCAATCGGACGAGTGAGAAGCGATCTGAAACATCTCGAAAAAGTGGTTCTTGCCGCGCGGCGTGCTTTCAAAGACAGCCCAGCCCGCATTCGCCGCCAGCACGGGTCTCAGGAATGCATATGCGTTGGGCGATTGGAGCGCATATTCTGAGAAGACCAAACCCTGGGGGTTTGTTCCAACAAGTGAATCGATATTATCTGATCCGACAATTTGAATAAGTGAATCGTTTACTAATTTAATCTTGAGCTCTTGAGAGTTTGTAGACGCGACAAGTTCGCTGGGAATATAATCCAAAAAACGTCTTCCTTCATTGGTAATCGAATCATATATTACCTTCTTCCCTTGGCTATACGTGGGGAATACATAATAATAAACCCCAACTTTCCTTAAAGCAGCACGAATTACCAGATTGAACGTGCATAAATCTTTCCCTGCCCGCCGAGGCCACGCCAAAAAGAACTTCTTAAACTTTCCTTCATCAAATGCTTTGCAGAAAGGGAGCTGGTATGGACGAGGTTGAAAAGAATCTAACCTGATGCGTGTTTCTACATTAAGATTCATTTGCGTGCTTCTTTATAGGCTGACTTGCATTCTTCTGAACAGAATCTCTGCTGGCATGTAGGAGCAACTTCAAACTTCTTAAAGCAGAAATGGCATTGTTTGAGTCCACTCTTGCGCGTTGGAGGATATACTTCTCTGCTTGTTTTTTTTAATGTTGTTCGCTTCACAAAGTTAGTGTTTGTCATTCTTTCTCTCCTTCTACATTACTTACATTTTTGATCGCAATACACACCGTGTTTTGTTTCTAAATTATGTTTTACTCGTTCGTCCCAAGGAATATACCCTTCACCGGTAGGATTGTGGTAGCATCGGATTGCATGACCACAGCATTTCTCTTGGATAGGTTCGGGACAGAGTTTTAAAAGAAAGCACTGTTCCGGCGTTCTTTCTCCTTATTTACTTAGAGCCATCCATATCCAATCTCATGTCTTTAACAGGATACCAGTGCGTTACTGTTACTTCTTGATCATCAGGTTCCGACCATGCTCTCCAGCGAGGTTCTCGATCCATTTCTTTAATATATCTTGCTATAGTCGGTTTACCGTCTACTAAAACGACATTCACGTCCATTATATTTGTTGCCCGTGATATTCCTGGTTCGGGGAGTCTGTCTTTTACTGATATCCACTTCATTTTTTTATCCTTTTTACTTTTTTTGATTTAATTTTTTCGAAGAAATCATTGTTGTGTTCATGAATAAATTCTCGAGGTGGTTTATCAAGATGATATAAATAGCTCATAAAGAGAGCATGATCACTCATCTCCCAGTAACGCAAGTTCTTGATGACTACGTAAGGCTTACTAACTATTTTGTCAGGGATAATTTCTTGGCAAACTTCTTTATCACATGAAAAAATATCGCAATCGAACGCATGTTTCTTTTCAAAGGTGGGAAATTCTTGGAAATCTTCGTCTAGTCTTTGCCTTAAGGCTTTTATCTGACTTCGAGAAATGTACCCGTAAGCTACTTCTGTTTTCATTTCTTATCCTTCTTAGCAGGAACCTCCTCAAAGGCGGGTATTTCCACTACCCTTATACCACCAGCAGCAGCAATCTTTTCCTTAAGAGCAGTTTCATATTTCTTAGCCTCGTCAAATTCTGGGCTATAACTATGAATCATAAAACGCACTGCGCTCCAATCTGCTTTTTTATCTACTGCATTACCCCATAATCTTTCGCCAAGTCTTGCCATAGCTTTTTCGTGTTCTTCTTTAAAGTAAGGGTGCTTGTCCAAGAGTTTGTAATAAGAACCACGAGTAAGACCTAAAGAGTATATGAATTCGGTTATTGTTTTTGCTTCTGGGTTTAATTGGACCCAAGTAGAGAGCTTATTGGTCCATTCTTCTATCATAGCTTGTGAAATAGGAATTGTTCTCCATGAATAGATCCCATCTTCAGAAGAAATCACAGGCGCCCTTTTTGCCTTTGCTTTTTCTTTATTGTTAACTTGGGGTTTTTTATTCAATACCTTCTTCTTTGCTTTCATTTGTCGCTTTCAATGGGAGTTGTGTCAATACCAATTCAGTCTTGCCGATATCGGCCCATATTTTTTTAGCAAATATTTGAGCAATTAGCGAGTCATCTTTGTATAATACGCCATTGCAGACATCAAGTATGTATTTAATCATATTGTCTAAGTCCGGGCGTTGAGGATGATATTTGTCACGCGTGAGATCTCTTCTGCGTTCGGAGTATGATCGTGGTATGGGCATAAAGAATGTAATATCGGCAAATAATGGTCCCTCGAAGAGTGGATTAAGACCATGTTGTTTCTTAATTTGTATTCCGTCTAAATATTTTTGTTGCCGCTGCACATCCACGACATGCCCCTTAAAAAAGCGAGGACGCTGCAAAGCCTCAGGATCACCATGGAGTATGTACTTCATACGCGTATATCTCCTATTATGTAAAGATTCCTTTTATTATACGACATTATACTTCTTCCCATACCGATTCATCAAGATACTGTTCCTCAAGTGGTGTGATAGTAGTAACGGCAATCTTATCGGCAAGCTTCTGGGCAATATCGGGCATTATCAATCCCGCATGTTCATTTTTGCGACAGGTGCAATCTTTTGTGTGCGCTTGATTCAATATACTATCTCTATCGAAATCGCTTAACTTGGACCAAATTGGATTGCGATCAAACTTAGCACATCGTCTGGCAAGATCGGGATCGTCAATAGTACGTTGGTGAATGGCTTTCTCAAAGTTCAATGCAAATTCGTAGTCTGTTTCTACGTGGGTAATGGTTGTTTGGTAGTATTTATCGTTATTGATAACACGAGCTCCGGGGATCCATTTTCCTCTTTCAACGTATTGAGTGAAGTTAGAAGGCTTTGGTTTCCCTTCAGATGTGGTTGCTTTTTGTGTATACGTTGCTTGCGGTTGTTTATAATTCCTGCAAATGGAAAGAAAGTATCCAAATTGATTGGATATAGATTTCCCACCTAGCAGTTCTTGAGCCAATTTCTTATTAGCATGTTCAAGAATGTGCTTGGGAAATTCTGCTAGTTGAGTCAATTGTTCTTGAGTAAATGGAAATTGCTTCTGGTTATACATCTCTCCCTTTCCCGTTTATGGGTTTATATTTCAAGTGAACGAAGGGGCGTTCCCCCAAAGTGAACGGTTATCGATTGGCCTATAGAGGAAAGCATCGTATCAAATTCTGCAAAGGTAAGTTGTTTGTTAATCTCGTTTGAAAAATCAATCGTCCTCGTCTCGGGTTGACATGGTCCTTGCTTTGCGACCCCACTCGCGCTGATGCTCTCGTGAGACGGGTCGCTGGACCACGCCAGAGGATCTTGATACTCGTGACGATGTTCTGACGATTTTAAAGATCGAAAAGAACGAGGAAAATCACGCGAAAGAGAATCCACTATTATTCCATATTTCCTTTTAATTATTAAAGGTAGGTCAACTTCTGGAAATGAAGACTCAGAGCGGGGTTTAGAAAATAACGAAAAGAGAGGTAATTTGTACATGTTTTTAAGGAAAACTGACAACATATCTTGGACTTCAATTCTCCTAAAATCGGAAGACAAATAGTAGGTATTGGGGGCATTCAAACGATCATTTATTTTAAATGTGTCCCATGAGCAAAAGCCAATATCCCTTAAAACGTTCAATGCTCTTTTAATAGTAGATGAACTTGAAAAGGTTCTTTCTGCTATTTGTCCGTGGGTATAAACAACTGAATCATTCGATTGGAATTGATACGATAGCCATGCAGCAACACGAAGAGCGCTTTCATTCAAGCAATGCAAGACTTCTCCCGGATTACACTCCTGGATAAAGGGTAGATTTTTGGTATTTTGTTGACTTTGTTGAGTTTGTAACATATTATTAAGGCATCCTTTTAGTATTTATCTTACTTTTAGTATTTATCTTACTAAGAAGTTAATTGAATACGCATTTCTTATAATGGAATGCTTAGTTCAGTCTGTCAATTAAGCCAATCCATGACGGCAAATCAATTCATGGCTTATCGACGGTTTAAATTTTATGACTCTCCATGAACTAAAAGTGGAGAGTCTTTTTATTTCAATAGCACGTAATATAAAGACATTTTCATTAATTGGCTATCATTTTCTTTCTTTCAGCCATTCCGCTATAAACAACCCCAAAACAATAAACGTCAATACAATTAATATCATCAGCGATATCATTATCATCTTAAAGAAAAAGTCCACCTCAGTGGATATTTGCGTGCTCATATGTTCTCCTGTTCTTATATAGCATTATCTTGACATTGATCTACTATCGTGTAATATTATGACAGTATATGTAAGATGAATTAATAAAGCAACTGAAAGATATGATGAACAAACCAACATTTGATGGATTGCAAGGTAATTTAATGGAAATATATCAGGCTCGTAAAGAATGGTTAGATCGTATTGAAAAGCTTCACCAGGCTATCAAAGATGATCCGTACCATGCAAAGTATCGTGACTGCGAAGAAGACAATCAACATCCATTTTGGGAACCAAAGTTAAACTACAAAGGAAACAAATGAAAAGACTCGTACTGCTCAACGCCTTGCTTGGAACGATTTCCATAAACGCATCCGCACCACAAGAACAAACAATCATTTCTATGCTTGAAGCGTTACATATCAACTCGCCAATCGAAAATTCCCATATACCCTATCAAATGCCACATCAAATGCCGCCAACTCCTAAAAGATGTTGCCGCCGATTAGATTTCGGTACTCGCGATACAGATGGAAAGCATCCAAAGAAGATAGAGTCAGCAAAGATCTTTATAATAAAGAAACCGCTCGTGAATAATTATATAGCAAAGAAATAAGAGGAACTAATGAATATTGAGTTGATGGAAGAAATAAGTAAATCCAAAAAGAGATCCGGAAGATCGATCTCATGGCTTATGAATGAACTAGAAATAACCATAGAAGCAGAACTTCAAGGCTTCTTGGCTAAATATACCAAGATCAAAAAAGATAATGGTAGCTATGGTCCTTTATATCAAACTGCTGTTCGATTAGTGCCAGCGTATGATCTTCTTAAAGTACGTAACCCCGAGCTAGCCAGAGCTCTTGAAACCATATTCGATATGAAGAAATAACATGCAAGAAGTATATACCGCACTAAGAAATACAGAGTTAGATAAAATTGGAGATGAAATATATAAAGCAAACAATTATGTTGAGCGACATAAAAATAAAATAAATTGCTTTATATATGAAATATTAACGGAAGATAATAAAACATATTTCTTCAGATGTGGATATATGTATCCACAAACAAAATCTGGATATCGGATAATATATGAATGTTATGACAATATTAATAATAAATTCATTGAATCAACATCATTTGGGCAAGCTAAAGCCGATATTCGCATGAAATTCCATCCTTATCTCTATTCTTTTATCGAATCAATCTCATTAAAAATTAAAGGATAAATAAATGTATTTCCATAAATTTCCAGATAAATTCCCCGAACAAGGTGATTGTATTTTAGTGATATATTCTGACTATAATAATGAGTTCAAAATAATGAAATGCTTTTATGATAGTAAATTAACATATATACCAGGAATTCAAGATATTTATTGGACTATGTATCCAAAAAATTAAAGTCAATACTTTAGATTATCCTCAAGGATATAGAAAGGAATAGCATGCTACCACTCCAATTAAATGAAATAGTTAAGCTAGAAACCAATGTGGCATCAGCTTTACATAAAGCTCAATCAGAAATGGATGCTGCACATGAAGGCGGTTACAATCCGCACTTTAAGTCCAACTTCTGCAGATTAACCGATCTTATTAATGCGAGCAGACCATCTCTAACGAAGTACGGGCTGTCTGTTAGTCAGTATCCAGATTCCGACGCAGACGCAACGTATTTAGTCACCGTGTTGATGCACTCATCAGGTGATAAAATAACGTCTCGAGTCAAAATGGTGCTCGATAAGCCCAGTGATATACAATCCTTTGGCAAAGTGATGACATATTTGAAGCGCTATGCATATGCCGCTATTGTGGGAATCGCTACCGCTGATGAACAAGAAGATGATGATGGTAATTCTATTTCAGTTCGTGACGAATCCTCACGACCTTCTGGCAACGTGGGACAAAATGTCACGACTCCTGGTTCAAATTGCATCTCGGATAAACAACTTGCTATGCTTAAAGCCATCCTCAAAGGCGATAGCGACCGAGAAGCAAAGATCTGCGCTCATTACAAGATAAGTGATTTGTCACAGTTGTCATGGAAGCATATGCAGGAAGTAGTCAATAAACTTAAAGGAGCATAATGATTAAATGGCTATTTTTAGGGCGTAGTCCAGATGAATGGAAAAGCGAAACTCTTGAACGATTGTCTAACAAGCACTTAATTTCTATTATGCAGAGCGGTAAAATGAGCATGCGCTCAGGAAGTACCGCTGCCACAATAGTTCTAGAACGGCTAGAAGAAAGAATAAAAAAATTAGAAGAAGAATTTATGCTGCGGAAAGAAAAATGAAAAAAGTTACTATCTATCTTGTTGATGGTTCAACAATTTCTACTAATGTTGAAAAATGGGATAGAAGTACAACGATTGACTCATTTAAAGGAGTTTATACATGGGGGTATGATAATGACTATATTATTGTCAATGGTGATCATATAGTAAAAATTCATGTAGAAGATATGTAGTTATAAAGGAGCATAATGAACGGAATAGAAATCGCCGAAATCATAGGCAAGATCAATGATCTGTATACGATGATTGATGATAGATTTAATAACTTGCGCAAGAAAGAAGATAAACCATCGCGTGATCTGCTTTATGAGGCGTTGGCAAAAGCAAAACTTGAGTATCGTACTGTCAGATTTAATAGAACGAACAGCTTCAACAAAGCAGTGTATGCAGACTTAGAAATGATCCAACGATCAACCAACACAGCGTTGTCCAATAATGGATTATCCTTTATTCAGATGCCTGTGGATGTTGATGGGACTACGTATCTTGATTCAATATTGACCCATGCCAGCGGCCAAGAATTGTCATGTCGCAATCGATTAATCATTCCAGGATATACCGGGGCCAAATCGGATAATCAACGTTTTGGGGAAAGTTTGGCATATCTTAAGCGACAAGTCGCACAATGTATGCTGGGTGTTGTGGCATGTCATGATGAAGAAGATAATGATGATGCTGATGTAGCAGAATCCACCTGGAACGCGCAAACGCGTAAAGCAATGGCAGGAGACGAAGCTAACGCCACTGTTGATCAAGGGGTCTTGACTGAAAAGATAACCAAAGATCAACTGGAAGAGTTATATTACGAGTTAGAGCAGTATCCCAAGATGACCGAAGCTTTGCTACGCGGATTGCAAATATCAAAACTTGCCGATATGCCAAAAGCTAAGTACGCTTCAGAGATGCAACGTATTCGTAAGAACAAGATTGCTTTAGAGAGTCAGCCTAAAAAGGAGTGGTAATGGTTAAAAATATGATCACGCTTCCAACCCACTTGGATCATGAGCCATATTTAACCGAATGGCATGCAGATGTTGAACCTAAGATGCAAGTGTGGATTCAATGCAGCAAGGATCAAGAAAATCCACGCTGGGTCCGTTTAGGGGAATTATTCGAACATGCAGTACTTACCGATAAAAGATCTTTGTCCATAAAAGACTGGATCGATTAAATAGAATTATAAAACTTGTAATCCCGGGCACATCAGCAATGAGTAGTTCCGGGATTATATATTTTTTTCAAGCCATTCTTTGATACGAAACAAATTAGTAGACGATACAGAATCTCCCAATAAAAAGACCCGTAATGTTGAATAGGGCATTTCCATCTTCTTACTTAAATCCATAATGGTATATTCTCTCGACTGATAAATGGACATTAAAGATTCCCTGAGTAATTCTTCTCTGTTTTTCAACTCCCGCAAATTACGTACCATAGCTCTCTTTCTTTAAAATGGGTTCAGGCATACTTTATCGAAAAAAGCAAGTTTGTCTATAAAATATTGACTTTAACGGGTTTGTAGATAAATTGAATAATGTCGAGTTTTTATACGTAAGCAGATAATAACCCACTTTGAAAGACACTAGTATGGGGCCATTGTACTTTTTGATGGTAATGCTATTTCATTCAGTAATGATTTGCATCTTGATAGTAAAAATAATACGAGAATCATAACTTCTCCTTCATAACTTCTCCTTCATAGGGTAAACCCAGGACTCACTGCTAAAAAAACAGTCCTGGGTTTTATTATGCGGATCTTTTTGAAATGAAATTCCCCCACACGTGGAGTGCATGCAGGGGACCGAAAGATGGTAATGAAGCCGAATTAACAACAAGATCTCTTGATCAAGTCTTCTTCCAGTAATTTAACACGATTCATTAAATCTGCAATTATTGCTTGCTGCTGAGCTATTAATCTACAATGCTGTTGTTGTTCGTTTAACATCATAATCGGCAAGTCTAAATACTTCACCGTTTCTGGTTGACCGTCTTTATCATAAACAACCAACTGCGGAGCAACTTCTGCTACTTCTTCAGCAATCAAACCAACAGATATCGATTCAGGCGAATGTTTCTTGTAATTGAATGTTACCGGTCTAAGTTGTCGCAAAACGTCGCTGTAAGAACCCATATCGTTGATGTTTTCTTTGTATCGTCTTGATGATGATACAGTACCAAGTTGGCCAGCAGAGTCTATGAGGACTGCAATGGCATCAGCATTGGTGGTTGTCTTTCCCCGAATACCAGCTATGAAACACGTTGTTTGCGTTCCTTCTAAACCAATATGAGTTGTATCGATTTCACCCACAATACCGGTAACGTTAGCACCAATTAGTATATTCCCAGTTTCTGCACCAGTATAATTTCTGCCAACGTGATAACCGATCATTACGTTATTAGAACCAGTAATTAATCCAGTTCCTAGAGAAGAATTTTGCGCACCGTCTCTTCCAAGAATTGTATTATTTGACCCAGAAGTAATCCGAAATGCAACCCCGTCTCCA